ATTACCAAGCATTCCACTAGTATCGGTATAATTAACTTTTAAAGCTAATCTTGAAGTAGTTGCAGTTTGGTTATAATATGCACTGAGCATACTAGCAGTGTCTGTGTACTTAACTACTAGAGCGTTTGGAGCATAGCCTAATAAACTTGCCGTTACATTTGCCTTAGTTGATATTAAAGAAGTATCTACTTTAGCAGTAACTGCACTAGATCCATTGTAAGAAGTTCCTGTAAGTCCTGACCCTAAAGTAAGAGTAGAAATAGAAGTGCTTAAAGTAGTCCAAGCTGAAGTAGTCTTAATATAAAAAACATCATTTAATAAAACTACAGAACCAACTAATTTATTAGCTACTGTATCAACTGGTAATACTAAAGCTAATTTAGCTTTTACCCTTTGATATCTCCAGCCATAATCGACACTATTAAAATATTTAGTTGTGTCGTTCTGAGCAAAAGAACTAAGAGATAAAATAACAAATATGAATAATAATACTTTTCTCATTTATAGATCGTTTGAATAACTTGATTTAATTCTAATGCTTCCCCAAATGTTAAAACTCCTGTTGAAGAGTTAAATGAATACTGACCTACTGTTGCTCCTGAACTTACTTGTTGTAAGGGCCAGTTACCTTGAATACATAAAAGAATAGTTTTACCTATCAAAACACTTCTAGTCAAAGAAGTTCCCTCAGTTCCTAATGCCGTATATGTATCGTTACTAGATGCCATTTTCTCTATATGTTGTTAAATATTCAGGTACTATACATCTATCAGCCAAATAAGTAATTGCTATTTCTACATCGAAAGAGACTGTCATTACATAATCCCTTAATTGTTCTTCAGCAAATTGAATAGGATAAGTTTCATTAATAGTCCAATAATCATAAAGTATCGTACTATTCATCATTGAAATCATATCCTCAGCGATTAACATTAAATCACTTTGCAACTCCAAGTAATTTTCTCTAGCTCCGTCTGAAATATTTAGAACATCAGCAAACCAAATTCTAAATTGATAATGTGTTTGGTCATCCTGTGTACTTACTGTTACTCCTATCATCTCAACAAAACAAGCTGGATAAACTAAATCTGCACCATTAAGAACTTCTATCATGTTTCCAAAATAGAAATACTTAACCTGCTTATGATTTAGGGCGAGGCTTTGTATTCTTGCTACTATTTGGTTTAGTGTTGTTGCTGACATTTTTTACTAAGAATGCTTTTAACTTCTCTTCGTTTTTTTTATTTACTGTACCTATTGGTTTCATTAACAATCATTGCAATGACGAAATATGTTACCTTGATATTTATCCTTATAACTCATTCTATGTTCATGTACTCCATTACCTAAGAAAATAGGAGAAGAATAACCTACACGATCAGGAATAATTACATCTATTCCGGTACCTGGATTTAAATACTCAGGAAACATTTCCGGAGCATTTTGTTTTAAATAGTAAATTGCTTTCTTTTGGTATGCCTCTGCTCTATTTTTATACTTACTTGCGATGTCGAAAAGTTCTGATAATGTTGGAGCATTTGTGTTATCACTTGTAGCAACTCCTACGCCTTTATTCCAAAACTGATAATTTAAAGCAGTAGGTAATTCACTTATAACGTAATTACAAAGTGTGTCCACTAAATAAGAATCTACTAAAGTTTTATAGTTACCAGAAAGAACTGCTCCATTTATATCACTTAATAATTTATTGTATAGTGCCGTTCCTAGAATTGGATGAATATATAAGTCTTGAGCAGCTTTAATCTCAGGATAAATTAATTTTTCATCTATATTGTCATGTATAGCGGTTCTCTGCTTCAGAGTATCTACACTAATCATTAAAATGTTTAAACTCATTTCTTCTTAATTACAATGTGACTCTTCCATTCATGTCTACAATGAGGCTCAATAGTTCCATGATTATTCCAAAAACCTCCACCTCTGTTCCATACTGAATAACCTACTTGCTCAGAAATTTTATTTATATCCTGACGAGAGAATAATTTTGATTGAGATAACTCAACCATCTTAATACAGAATGGTCTTGATGTAGGTAATAGAATACCTCCAGTTACATCTGATCTTAATCCGTATGTATATTTAATTGAAATCTCTGAAGCTACTTTTGCAATATCTCCTATACCCTTTTTAATACTTGACTCAGTAGCAGTTTCTGTCACCTCTCCAAATTCAAATTCTTGTTCTGTGAACTTGGCTGATTTAGTTTTTAAAACTTCGTACTTTGTAATATCATCTCCGACTTCTGAGAATAATTGAGCAACTTCTTCTTCTGTATAATCTTTTTCAAATCCATCCTCTACTCCTAATAAATCGTTTATCTCTGAATCAGTCAATCCTAATCCTGTTTTCAATAAAGCAGATGCCTGTAATTTGTTTAATTGACCTTTTGAGAATTGGCGAATAATTCTTAATAACTGTTGATGTTGTTTAGCTGATAAGTTTTTAATATTATCATTTACAGTTTGCTCAACATTTATTGAATCGCTTGGAACCGGTTGACCAATTTTAGCTGGAGAAGCACCCGGAGCAATTGGAATTGCTGGTTGTGTATTTGGATATTTAGCCGGATCTATTCCTAGCTTCTCCCAAATCCACTCAATAGGAGCAACTTGAACAATCGTTTGATCTGTGAAAGGAATACCAATTGGATCAACATCTTGTAATTTTAAATCACCCACTAATCCTAATAACCCAGCAAAATAATTTAATACATCTTCAATTTGCTTTTGCTTTGAATTAACGTAAGTATTTTTAAAAATATCGTAAGAGTATTTTAACTCTTGGCTCTGTCCTAACTTACCTGGTTCTTGAATACCAAATAACATTGGAGAAGTAATTTGATGACCAGCGTAAATATTAGAAGTAATCAAATTATCAATAGCGGTAAAATCTTCTTTAGTTAAATCGCTTTTCCCTAAATCAAGAACTTGAGGAGCTTTAGTTACGTCATTATTAAACGTAATCATAACCTTAGAACCTTCACTTCCTGTGAACTTAGCGTTAACTCTATTTTCTATTTGTTTTTTCTTATACTCATCTTCAGGCTCTCCGTTGAAGAAGTTAATCATCTTACTAGCTGCAAATCCATTCTTTGCGTTTGCTAGTGTATTTTTAGATACTTCATAGTCAGCTTCAATATAATTGATAGCTGCAATATAAGAGGGCAAAGGATACGTTCCTAATCCTTGTCTATACTCTCTGTATGCGAAAATAGAAGCAACTGCTAGACCTTTAGAGAACTTAGGAAATTTCTTTACTATTTCTCTTTTATCAGTCCAATCTTCTTTATAGAAAAATTCAGAACGATCTTTATTTGAACGAACTTTTTTATAATCTATGTGGTAAATTTCTTTGATGTTACCTAATCTGTCAGGTATAACGTGCCAATAATAACCAGCGAAAGCCTCTGTATCTGAAATAGATTTTTTAGCTATCTCTTGAATTCCTTCATCTGCTCTATTGCATTTTTCAATCCATGCTTCTAACTCAGGATTCTGAGAAGTAGAATGTAACCCTGAACCAAAAATATAATTAACCTTACCATTTATAATTGCATTATGCTTAGAACTCTTATTTAAGAGTAAAAGAAGATAATCGGGATAATCATCGTTATCTCCGAATTTAATATATCCATCTTTTTTCTGCTCCTTAAATGTGGGGAGTTTAGAATCTTCAAACTTTAAAAAAATGATATTTTCTAAATTATCCGCCATAAGTTGTGAATTGATTTACAGGAGAATATTTAGTATAACTTAACTTAGAAGTAGGTAGCAAATGCATCCTTCCATTTTCTACAAGATTTAATCCTGTAGGATCTAAATTTGAATTGCTTGCTTGCTCATAAACATGATAAACATATTGCCCTGAAACTGTAAATAAAGAAAGTGAAACTGCAAACTCACTATACCTATCCGGATAAACACTTAAATCAGTACCAGCAATAAAAGAAATTATTTGCTTTGTAGTGATATGCTGAAAAACAAAAAGATAATACGGATTAATTAATACTGATTTTTCTTTCAGCGTAACTACAATATTATCAGTCGTATCTCCTAATTGTAAGGTGAGCATACACTTAATGTGGCAAGATGCTCATTTGTGTAAAATAAAAATGCCTCCCCTAAATGGAGAGGCACTACCTATATAAATCAAAACTACACTCCAGCAGTTTCCAAAGCTAACAAGGTTGTTGGATCAACTTGTATTGCTAAATTTGGTTCAAATCCGATAAAGTCTAATTCGTAACCATTACGATCTCCGAATTTAGTTCCTGTCATTGCCTTACTTCCATTATTTAAAAGCATTGCATTTGTCTGACCATAAAGCCAACCAATACCATTGTTATCTACTACTACCATCATAAGACGGTTTTGAGCAAGTAACATGATTTCATTTCTTACAGATGCCTGAATCTTTGCAGTAGGGAACTTAATTGATTGCTGAACATGAAGAGTACCATTTTCTTCATTTACCATTATTTGCTCTTCAGCCGAGCCTGTTTGTTTGATAAGGGCATATTTAAAGAACTTCTTTCCTGTAGCCTTTGTAATTAAAGTAGTTACACCAGCAGCAAATGTAATAGCTGTTATACTATCAAATTCAATGATATGAACCTCTTTAATACCAGCTACCGAATTTCGGCAATCTAAATTATATCCTTGCGTTAAAGCACAAGCCATGATATTAATATTATAAATGAAGGGAGAGCATTACCTCTCCCTAATTGTTTTAAACCAATTTGAAACTAACTACTTCGTTAGGGAAAGCTACATTGATACCAAGTTTGAACTCAGCAACAAAACGAACTTCCATAGCTTCTTTAGCATAGAAGATTTCGAAATTATCTTCTTCACCTAAAATATCACAACCCATATAAAGGTTAGATAATCTTAAAGCGTAAATTCTATTAGTAGAATCTAAACCATGAAGAGCGATGATTTTATAGTTAGTACCTGGTATTAATATTTCTCCATCAGCTTGTGCATTATTACCAGCAGTATAAACGTAGTTGTTATCATCTATTAATTTAGAGATATAAGCCTCGAATACTTCCCAACCAACAAAGATTACTACATCTTCTTTACCTTTAACTCTTGGAGGAATAGATCTCCAAACAGAATCAATAATTGTTCTGATATTAGTTTTAGAAATACCTGTAGTTGCTAAAACTGGAGATGCAAAGTTAATAGTAGCAGATACCGGAACATCTACGAAACCAGCAGCAGTTACTGCAACTGCACCATTCGCAACTAATACTAAAGCAGTATCGGTAGTGATTGAAGCAACAGTTCCAATAAGAGTAGAAGCACTATTATAAAGTTTATCTCCTACTGCAATCTCAGTAGTGAAAATTGTACCAACTCCAGTTACGGCAGTTGAACCTGTAGTCGCGGTGATTGTTCCAGTTCCTGTTTTACCGTTTGCTACGATAGCAGTACCAGCAGCATCTAACAATTTAATCAAACCATCAAAACGAGCTAGGTTAGCATTACCGCTTAAAGTATCTCCTTGCCATAAAGCAGTTTCTAATTGTTCAGCTATTTTACCAGCTTTCAATTCAGAATAAACTTGCTCGAAAGGAATTTCTTGAGGGATAGAACCAGCCTTCATCTTTAATTGTAAATACTTTGCTTCCAAAGTCTTAGGACATAAAGATTCATGAACTTTAATTTTTCCGATAGTAACCGCTCTACGAGTAAATACAGTTGTACCACTTGAAGAGAATCCGCAAGTACCACCAGCTTGAAAAACTGCGTCAGTATCTAAAACGTTAATTTGCTCTGCTGATTTTACTTCAGTCATTACATTACCTTCAGATACAATTAATTTTTGTGTTTTTGCATTAAACAAAGATTTACTAATCAAGGAATCTTGATTGTCTTTGGTATATGCGGCTAATTGTGAAACATCAAATGCCATTTTATTTGTTTTTTATTTTAATTAAAATTTGTACTAATTTTTAGCTGCTCTCAAATCTTTAAGAGAAACTGAAATATTTTGAATCTTTTCTTCTCTTCTTTCAATTTTATCGCTCTTGAAATTCTGAGGAGGTGTTAAAGGTTCTGCTACAGGAGCTGCTGCTAATTGTTCAACTAAAGACACTAATTGTGTTATAGCGTGTTGTTGTTTATCAATGGTTGCTTTAGCTTCTGCAAATGCTAACTTATGAGCGGTGAACTGTTCTTTAACTTCTAAGAAC